ATCCCATTTACAAGCTGTAGTTCCATAAGGTGGGTCTGTAATGATGGCATCTATACTAGCGTCAGGTATATCCTTCATTAACTCTAAACAATCACCATGCAATAATTTAAGCATTTATTCTTTTTGACGCTATCGTGAGCAGGTTATCCATTGCCATCTCTAATTTATACTCATACGCTAGTGGCTTCCTAGCTTTTAAGTATCTACAGTAAAGTGCGTCTTGTTGTTCTTTAGGCAGACTATGTATGATAGCATCTAGTGTTCTGACGTTAGTCATGTCTTGAGCTGAACACATATCTTCAAACGCATCTGTAGTAGACTCGCCACCTGATACCATGCCTAATGACTTACTAGGATAAGATAGTTTATGGTTAGATGTGTGCATCCATAAAGACCAGTCATCTAGTATTGCAAGTAACCTATCTGTTGTTATCAACTGACATCCTTAACTTTACAATGCCATTTTTTCTTTTCGTCTTGATGCCATCCATGCACATGAATAGTCCAACCTGCATCACGAACTGAACCTACATTCTCATGGTCAGCTATCTTTCGGCAGCGTGCCGCCATATTACTTGCAGTTGTGGTCTGGACAGCAAGAACTTCTTTACCTTTTAAAGCTAGTAAATCTATAAATCCAAATAGGTCTTGGCGTATCCTTGCAAAACTATTCCAATGTTCAACTACTGCTACTGTATAACCTTCTTCTCGTAATTTAGCTAAAGACAATTGAGTAGGTGATTTACTTGCCATTGTCTACCTTCAAGTGTCCGCTAGTAAATAAATATCCTATAGTTTTTCTGTGTGCATCTTCCCATAGCTCTATGCGTTCTTCTCTGCTTAACTCTTTACCATTATCTATTCTTGCGTGGCACATACTACATAAGTAACTTATGCGATAGTCGTGGGACTTGATGCCAACCCCTTTGGCATCTCTTAACTGATTAGAATGTGCTGCCACTATAGTATCATCCATAATACCGCAATTCATACATGGTGCATCTTTAGCTAGTTTAAGTAGTTTAGGGTTACGATAGTTCATTACAAACTTTTGTCATCCATTCAATTAAATTATCAGGTGTATATTCACGTTGATATTGAGTGCAGCGTTTTGTTCCTTTTACATTACCACAAATTGACCTATCAGTAGATGACAAATTTTTAGGTGGTAATGGTGGTAAATTATCTTTAGCTATTCCACAAATATAAAGTTTAGTATTTTTGTGTGCAACATGACCAAAGTCAAATTGGTCAATCTCAATTGTATACCCACCAAATTCATCTTCCCCCCCCCCCGCCAAAGGTAAAGGTGCTTCTTTCCACAAACGACTACCAGCAGGATGTTCTAATATGCCACCATTCAGTCTTACTTGAGCTAATGCTAAATAAGCTAATTGCTTTTCGCCTTCTCTTGGATTAGCCATGTGAGATAACATACCCCAAGCTCTACATGGTGGATGTGCTATGACAGGTATTTTTTTACAAAATGTCCTAGCGTCTTTATTAATATCATACACATCATATCCATCAAGTTCTTTATAGCGACTGTCATCTCTAGCAAATAATATTGCTATCATTCATCCCATCCCCATCCATAACCTTGCGCCCATATTTCTATTTCTTGTTGGTAAGCTGCCATCTCGCTAGTGGTAAGTTTTGTTGTAGACTTTATAAGCTCTACAGGGTTGCCTGCTATTTCTGTTTGAAAGCGTAAGAACTTAAAACCGCAAAGCTCATGTATCTTATCTTTCTCTACACCTAGATGATTACCTACGCTTGTATATAATTCCCAGAGGCGTAAATTTTGCTCAAGACTTCTGTTAAGTTTTGTATCTGTAACTGTTACACGCCAATGCTTTGTCCAGTCAAGGTTTTTTAACTTCTCTATGAGGTTGGGTAAGTTTGCTTGTGTTAGTGACCATTTTATCATCATGCCATCCTTTAGACTTAATTATCTTACCATCGTTGAGAGTAACTTTATATTCACAATTTCCAAATAACTTAAACCAATTACTATCTTCAAATTTCATATTGGCTTATCCCTATAGCGTAAAGATTTAGGTTGAAACCATAATGGTACAGAACCTTCCCACTCAAAGTGCCTTTGCTTATTTACAGCCATAAATCCATCTGGAACTAATTTAGCATCATCTTCATTTAATTTACCATCTAAAATATCTTTTTCTTTTTTTTTATTTCTGTAGATACTTATACAATTGTCTGCAAGGTTTGTAATGGTCGCAGAACCTGCCACGTCAAACTTACTTGGCGTGTGTGTAGTTTCATCTATTGTTTTTCTGCTGTGTGCAATAAGATGAATATGAATATTCAAATCTCGTGCAGCTATACACAGTTGGTCAACAAATTTCTTCTGACCGTTATAGTCATCTTCATTAATAGAACACTTCATTAATGAGTCTACAACAAAGTGCTTTATGCCTAATTGCTCTGCACCATAATAGATAACAGATAATACTGCTGTAGGATTTGTGCTGCCTAACTGGTCATACAAAAACAACTTGCCTACTACAGAATTACAAAAGTCAGTAATAGCTTGATTAGTTGGTTCGCTAGTGCCTACTGATTGACGGATATAGCGTGCCAAAGTACTACGACAACTCATTTCAAAAGAGCATATCATAGTCTTGTAGTTCTCAATAAGTTTAAGCGTTATATAGCTCAAAAGCATACTCTTGCCATGTCCTGAGTACCCCGACCAAATACTCGTTTCCCCTAAACGTAGTCTAAAATTTTCTGCTTTATCAAACGGAAGATACGCACCACTTTGTATTTCACCAGTAAAATATTTAATTGTGTCATCAATAAACAAATCTGGACTTTTGATTTTACGGTATTCATCACTATCCCTAACAAAAAAATAATTCTTAATCTTATCCTCATTTACTACAAGGCTCTGTAACTTTTCTTCTAATGACATAAATGATATGCCTCTCTTAATCTTTCTGCTGCAATCATAAGTCTATTTTTATCATTTTCTAGTAGTGGTTTTCCTCTACTTAATTCCAGAGCTGCTAAAGCAACAAGCAATGTTTCATTAGAAATAGTTTTTAAAACTGAATAAGGATTAAATGCTTTTCTAACAGGTTTAAAATCTCCAATACGTTTAGGATTAACAGCATCTAAAGTTAAACCCACAGCTCCAAGAACATCTACTGCACCACATCCTGCAAAGCAATGAATAAGTATACGACCATCTGGCATTTCCTTCAAGCCTAAACTAGCTTGTCTGTCATCATGAGCTGGACATAAACATTGATATTCACTTTCTCCAGATTTATAAGCATTTTCAAAATAACCAATAAGTTCATGTACGTTCATTAAAAGACTCCTTTAATAAACCTATACTTCTCATTTCCTATCTTTTCATTTTCTCTCTTATCATTTTCTCTCTTATCCTCTCTAGCACTGTCCTTATATACTTTGTGCATAATTCCGCCTATGTCACCGTCAAACCAGTCCTTAAGACCATTTAGCATAGTAGTAACATACTCTGGCTCTTTATGCAGCCTAAAGCATATTTTTCTTAAATCTGGCAGTTCACCGTTACGTTCAGATGCCAAACACCAAAGCTCAAAAAGAGTAGCTTTTTGGTCAGAAGTTAGTTGATGCCAGTCAGGGTCAGATAGAATATCACGACCATAAACCTTAAACCAGACCATAGAAGATTTGTTCTTAAAGTGCTGAAACTTGCTCCAGTTGCGGACTTTCATACATTACTCCCTGTAGTTAAAATATTTCAAAAAAGACTATCATGGCTAAAAATAAAAAGCAATACATTTATTTAATATAATTATAAATATATTTTGTATATAAGTATTGTATATTTTTTTTAGGCTTGCTATAGTTCATGTGTGGTAATTAATCAACAGGAGATAAAAATGAAAACAGAACAAGAAAAGTTAGTATGGGAAATACAAGCATACGGTATGACTAAAGCTCAACTTAATACTATGGTAAAACAACAGGCTCCTTATGGTCAGGAACTAATGTTTGCCGCAGGTTTATTAAGTGATGCTCAAGAAGTTATTGGTACTGACCTTAATACAGGTAATGATGGATGGGTTTCACCTCAACAAGCTAACGAAGCTAGACAATTTATTAACTGTGCCAAAGCAATTATTTTTGATGTTAAAGACCCATCACGTCGTGGTGTAATGAAGGAGAACGCATAATGAAAGACATTTTAAATCAAGCAGAAAACTTGTGGTACACAACATGGATTAATGAAGGTAAAAAAGATGAGGGTACTTGTACTTTAGGCAATTGCATTAAAACACAATACGGTAAAGTTGATGCTCCGCCTGTACAGGGCAACGTAACCAAGTACCAAACAGCACAGCCAGTATTGCAATTTTTAGCAGACAATGGCATTGTTGGTACATACTATGATGGAGTGATGGACTAATGATTAAAAAACCAAACTTTGAAAAGATGGACAAGGCATTTCAAGTAATAGCAAATGAAGTGGGTCTTGACAAAACCAAACTGATTATGATGTTTTTAACAATCTTACAAGAAGAAAATAAACTTAAGGAGAATGTATGAACTACGCAGAAGCTAAAAAAATAGTGGGCAGTCAGCCCACTTGGGCGCTTAAAAATATGGTTATTGCTTTATCAACCTGTTCTTTTTTTAATACTGCAGAAGATGACTTAAGACTTAAAGCTGCAAAAATAGTACTTAAGGGCAAACCAAAAGATAAACCAGAGCCATTTAAGCAATACGCACTTACTGGCGGCTCTGGTGTTAAATGTATCTCTAATGGCAATACTTGGGCAGAAAGTGAGGTTGCATAATGGAAAAAATTGAAGTATTACAAGAAAGATTTTTTGGTAAATTTATGTCTGTGATTATGTTAAAAAATAATGCTTACATGACTTATGTTGGTAAACCAAGTGAAATTAATAAATTTAACAGAAATGACCAAAAAGACCTTGAAACATTATGGTATTTAGCATCAGTAAAAAAAGTTTAAAAAAGTATTGTATTTGTTTTTAAAGTGTATATACTGTGTATATAGTAATTAAATAACAAGGAGATTAAAATGGGAAGAAACAAAGAAAGATACATTCCAGCAGGATATGTCCCTTTAGCTATTGACAATCCAGCAGACGTGGTTGTTTACACAAACAATGGTGCTGACGGTAAGTTTTCTGCCATTTGTTTTGCTGGCAAGGCTGTTAATGCTACTTGGTACTATCTTTTCAAAAATGAAGAAGCTATGTTGGCTCAAGTTGCTAAAACTGTTAATAACAGAATTACTAGAGCTGCGGAAGTTGCAAAATACAAAGCCGAAAGACTTGCTCCTACAGATATAAAAGAAGGTGACATTCTTTACTGTAGCTGGGGATATGACCAAACTAACGTAGATTTCTACAAGGTTAAACAAGTACTAGGTAAGAACAGAGTCAAAATTGTTGCAATGAATAGCCAGATTGTCAGCCAAAGTTTAGCTACTGACTACGTTGCTCCTAATGTAGAAATTGGTGGCGAAATGTTAAAGGTTGTAAATGGCAAGCAAAATAGCGTGAGAATTACAAGTTATGCCAATGCTTACCTCTGGGATGGTCAGCCAAAGTACGAAACACAAGCTGGTTATGGTCACTAAAAATAGGCAAGATTTTTCTTGCCTTTCTTTTTTAACAGAGTATAGTGTGTATATAGACATTAATTATTAAGGAGATTAAAATGAATAACGAACATAACCAAGTAATACAGCAAGAAATTTTAAATAACATTGACCAAGAGGCTATTGCAGTTTATGGGCTTCCAACCCTCAAAGATATTATTGAAGATTATGTAATTAATTTGCCACAAAATTTTAACTGGACTGTTCTTAGCGAAGAAAATGTTAATTTATGGACTAATGATGTCATGTGTATTTTAAGTGAGCTGGATATGCAAGCTGTTGATGATGCTATCATGTATGAACAATGTTATGCAGGCAATGATATAGAGCCAGATGCTCTTTTAAACGACCAATATTAAGGAGATTGCAATGAAAATTAAAACAATGATAGTAACTGCAATAGCTTTTTGGTGTTATGTAGCACTATGTCTTTACATTATGGTTCAGTTAGCTTTAGCAATATAATGGACAGGTTCTTTAGAATTATCACCAATGAAAGATTACAAAGAAAGTTTACACAAAGGTTCTATTATTTGGTAAAGTGGTTTTTAATCATATTTTATGGGTATTTTATATGCCGATTACTTTAGTAGATGTGTTAAAAGAATTACGCAGATGTACAGCAGAACTTAAAGAGTCTAACGATAAATGGGAGAAAGCAAATGAGCCAACAACAATTTTACGACCAAGTGATGATGGAACAACACCAACAGGAGGAGAAGGCAATGGAAAAGAAAAACTATAATGATTTACGAAAAATTAATGTATCAGACCATGTAGACAAGAAAAACGGACTATCATACCTTTCTTGGTCTTATGCTGTAGACACATTATTGCAGCAAGACCCTAATGCTACATGGGAGTATGGTACCCCTATGCAATTTGGAGAAACGCTTATGGTGTTTTGTACAGTCAATGCGTTTGGTAAAAACATGACTGCACAGCTCCCAGTAATTAACTACTCAAACAAAGCTATACCTAACCCTGATGCTATGGCAGTTAATACAGCTATGCAGCGTTGCCTTGCTAAAGCTATTGCGTTACATGGGATTGGTCTTTATATCTATGCTGGTGAAGATTTGCCAGAGTCAGAACAGCCAGTATTAAAAGCTGTATCTAATAAGGACTTTCTATGATTGAGCAGCGTACAGAAGCGTGGTTTCAGTCTAGGCTTGGGAAGGTAACCGCATCCAGAATATCGGATGTGATTGCTAAAACAAAAACAGGTGTATCTACATCTCGTCAGAACTACCTTATTCAGCTTGTATCAGAACGTCTTACTGGTAAAAAAGGGGACAGTTTTGTTAATCAATATATGTTAGATGGTATTGAACGTGAGCCAATAGCAAAAGCATTATACGAAAAGCTACACAATGTCACTGTAACGGATGTAGGATTTTTTGACCATCCTACTATAGCCAATAGCGGAGCTAGTCCAGACGGTGCTGTAAATGCTGAAATAGAAGGTAAATTTGCAGGGTTGATTGAAGTCAAATGCCCTATTGAAACTACTCATACTAATACGTTAATTTCTAAAACCTTACCCAATAAGTATAAACCTCAAATACAATGGCAAATGGCTTCTGTAAGTCCTAATGTTAAATGGGTAGATTTTATTTCTTTTAACCCAAATTTCTCAGAGGACTTGCAGCTTTTTGTAATTAGAGTTGAGAGAGATGATGAGTACATAGCTAGTTTAGAGATGGAAGTAAAGCAGTTATTGGAAGAAGTGGAAGCAACAATTTTAAAACTTAAGGAGTAATATATGGCAGAGTATGACAATACAAACAAGATGGCAGGCTGGATAAAGGAAAAAGATGGTAAAAAATATATTTCTATATCAGGTAATGTAGATGGTATTGAAATTAGTGGTGCATTGTATAAAAATGATATTGAAGTTGGTTCTAAAAGACCGCAATATTCAGGACCTGTTGGAGTTAAAACAGATACGCCTAAAGCTGTTGATGGTGACATCCCTTTTTAGGGGGATGTCGTTATCCATTACTTGTTCATTACATACATAGTTACTTCAAAGCCAAAACGCATTTCTGTAGCTGCTGGAGTTGTCCACATAATATTTATCCTTAATAGTTAATATGAGCTTATATTATCTCATGGGAACATAAAAAAGAAATAGAGAAAACCATTAATGTCTAGTTCTAATATGCTACGAATAGAAGCAAGTGCAGCATTAAGAACTGAATTAGTTAATATGCCAGAGGGAAGGCTTTACATGGCTATACTGACACAAGTTTTAAATGATGTATTTCATAGTAGGAGTGGGTTTCACATACAACGTGCAGCTCTTGAGTGGCTATTGAGAAAAGATAACCCTATGCGTGACTTTGCATTACTACTTGCAGAGGTAGATGAAACATATATTATAAAAAAGGTAAAGGCTAAAGTGGGTCATCAAGGCTATCACGAACTAACAAAGCTAATATATGGACATTAATCAATTAGAAATGAATGTTAATTGCTACGCCCAAGCGGTGTATCATGAAGTTAATACAAGAACACTAGAAGAAAAGGTAGGGGTGCTAAATGTTATACGCAATAGGTTGCATAGTGGTCGTTGGGGTCGTGATGTATGCTCTGTTGTTTATGCTCGTGGTCAATTTATTGGGGTTACGGATGCACGTCATTTTAAAGTTAATACGAGGGCGTATTTGGAAACTAAACTATTGGTACTTGATACGCTTATGTTTCATAAATATGCAAACCCAGTTGCAGATGCTTTATATTTCCATGATGACTCGATACCGCCAAAGAAAGAATGGTTTGGTAAAAGGAAAAAAACACACATAGGCAGGATGGTATTTTACTAATGAAAAAAATAACAGACGAAGAAATTATTGCAGCCATAAATGAATATATGCGTATTCACCCAGACGCTAATAGGACTAAAATTATTATTAATGCTAAATGTCAGCAAGAAAGAATTAGGAAACTTATTAAAGAAGGTAAGGTTACACTACCTACACCTTTGCGTAGTGGATGTAATAGTGGTTGGAATAGACATTTTACATGAAGCCATTAGCTTACCTAGTGGAAGAATTTGATAGCACAGGCAAACTTGTAAGGTCTATGCTTATGGCATCAGAGCCTAGAGAGATGTCTTGGTTTAAAGACTTAAAGTCCAAGATGCACAATGTTACTATTACCCCACTTATTCCAGACACCGCTAATATTATTAAAGTAACTAATGTTAAGAAATATGATAGTAGTCGTTTTGTGATTGGCTTATAAATGCAAAAGATATTAGATGTTACAGTATGGTTGTTAGTTCTTGGTACTATGGGTTGGCTTGCTTATGGATGTTACGCATTAATTAATTTATTTTTTATAAGGGGATAGTTATAATGGATATGGTAAATAGACCACCGCACTATGTACAAGGCGGTATAGAAACAATAGATGTCATTCAAAGTAGACTTACTAAAGAAGAATTTGTGGGTTACTTGAAAGGCACAAAGATGAAGTATGACTTACGTTATCCGTTTAAGGGTGATATTGAAGGTGATTTAGCCAAGTCAGAATGGTTTAGGCATAAGTTGATTGAAACTTTAAGAAATGAAGAAGCAGTAAACCCGCCTGAAATTGAAGCTCAATTAGTGAGGAATGATGATGAATAAAAAAATATATTGGGTATTTATTGTGGTATTAGCTGCGTTAGCTATTTATTCAACAGAAAAGGCTTTGGGTCATACGACAACCATATTAGCGCCTGATGGTAGTGTCACTATCTGCCAAGTGGGTTCTAATGGTATTATTATTTGTGTCTAATGCAATGCGTAATGCGTATGCTAGTCATACAGACTTTGGATTTTTAAATGGAATAATTCAAGATAATCCTAAAGCTATGCCATCTAATTTAGATATGGTTTTTGAAAGAAAAGGTAAATTTCTTGTAGGTGAATGGAAACGCACTCATGAGGAAATATCTGTAGGTCAAAAAATACTATTAAAACAATTAGCAATATTGCCTAATTTCACAGTATTAATTATTAATGGGTATAGTGACAGCGAAGGTATAGAAATAGATAAATTTTACCAAGCTGGACAAAGCAGTCTTATTTATATTGATAGTGGCGTAGATGCTTTAAAGAGTTATATTAATACTTGGTATAAACTATCAAATAATGCCATTTAAACGCATTTTAAGGTAGCCCAGCAGGAGCTTTAGCGTTAAGTAATACCATATACCCTTTTATAATAGGAACGTCATTCCCACGCTTCACCAAAATTTTATCTAGCCATTCTCTGCGGTAACTTAATTCTTTATTTAAAAGCCATTTAGCTTCACAATAAAGCATATATTCCCGACTATAATTGTCAACTACTGTACCATCTATCAGGGTTATATCAGTCATCCAATTCAGGAACTTCTGAATAAACAGAGTCGCAAGTAATCTCTATATAAGTGCCATCATTAAGGGTTATGTTCAGTTGGCTATTCTCATAGTAGGCTTCTGCTTCTACAATGGTCTTACCTACAATGTGCTGACATAATGCTTGAATATCCATTATCTTCCTTATATGCTGGTAACCGACTCGTTGTAATTCTTTTCTGACTTCACAGACTTGCTCCATGACCCACACTCCGAACATTGGTATCGTTGATATTGTCGTGTAGCTGTAATTGCAAACCCACGCTTATGTAATTTAACAGAATTGCAACTTGGACATACCATGCTTTTAGAATAAGCATTGTGATTAGGATGTGACTTTATCCATCCTTTAAAGCGGTTATAAACTTTCTCTAAAAGAATAACGTCATTCTTATTATATTCTTCCATTGTTTTCCATGCCTTGCGGTCATTGTTCATACATTTAAGCCAAAGCTCATGACCTTCATGTGCTGTCTTTTTACCTAACCCTAATGCCTGTGCTACATAGTCAAGTTTGTTAGATACAAACCTAAACTGCCTACGAGCTACCTGAAGTAAGTCTATCTGTTTAGAAGGTGCTGGAGGGTTCATACCCGCTAATAAAAATTCTTTGTGTAAGATAGGTATGTCAAACCTAGAGCCATTGTAGTGGACTATGGCATCAGCTTCATCTAGTAACTTGTGAACTGAATTAAGCATAGTTTTTTTATCTGACTTATATACAGAGTCAAACATAATTTTAGACTCACCATACCACTTGGCTGCATAGCAGAGAGTGTAAGATGATTCTAGTAATTGATTGATTGAAATGTTCTGGTCAAAGATACCCCAGACGTGAGCTGTATTAGGTGCGACCTCTATATCAATAAGTAATATTTTCATAATGACTTAATCATATACTACGAAATGGTTATGGATACTGTTTTGTTTTCTTTAAGTTTATCAAAGAATTTCTTATAGGCTATTTTAGAGTTACCTATGAAGTCCTTGCCTGTCCAATTAGAACCAACTAATATACATCCATCTGTATCTGCTGAAGTATTACCTGCATGGATACGAACACCAGTAAAGTCAGGAACGTCTAGTATATGTGGCATATCCTGTTTAAAGCGTTGAGAAGCGTCTATGATAAGTTTATATGTGCCAATAGGAATAGCAGTCTTACCTAATACTTTAGTGCCATTTCTAACTGCATCCTCTAGTGTAAAGCATTCATACGAACCATTGATGTATAACTTTCCCACAGTATGCGTATCTTTAAATTCAAACCTTTTTACTTCAATGAACATTTTTGTCCACATAATGTAGGGCTTGTGTTAAATATTGCATAGCATACATAAATACTAAAGAGAAGCCCATAGCACTAAATAACAAAGCTACTATTAATAATTTAAGGATAGTTAAGCCTACCCAGTTAAGTATGTTTAAAACTATCATTTTTTAAGTGTAAGGTACATTCTTTCACCAATGACAAAAGACATACAAGCACCTGTCATGTCAAGAAATACTGCGACTACAGCAGCACCTACAATATCAGGGTTAAATACTACAATAGCAGTAAACACCATGATAGCACTAATAATAATGTATCTGAATGAAGCACGAAGGTCTACTATCCATTTAGAAGGTTCACCAGTAGGACTATCTAGTGCAGCTAAAGCCTGTAGCTTTTCTGCTTCTGCTTTCATAAGCTCTATACGTTCTGTAATGTTTTGTGGTTGTCCACCTGCACCACCTGTAAACTTTGCTATAAGACCTCTAGCTCCGTCAGCAAATGCTGGGACTAAAGCTGGTAAGATTAAACTAATTAAATTAAACATTAAAGCTCCTTCGGGTCAAAGCCAAGATGATTGGCTACACGCTTTTGTAATTTTAAAAATAAACCTTTATGGCTAGTGTATCTATCAGTCTTGGGGGTTTCTAAATATACACACATGTGAATGATTTCGTGTGCAAGTGTCATCATGACAGGATACAAATAAGAATGACGTGCTGTGCTAATGGTAATGATATGTGGCTCACCTTTCTCTGGTGGTTCGTATTGCCCACACATACTATCATCATGCACTATAACGAAGTCTACTTTAGATGCAGGTGGAAGTTTATACTCGTCAAAGACAGGGAACTCTATTAAAGCCGAATAAAGATTGGCTATGTTGTTCTCTGTAATAAATGTCATATCGTGGCTTTAGGCTTAAATAGTTTAGCGTCAAATACTGCTGTTTGGTCAATCTCTGGAAAATAGATGTAGACTGCTTGCTTGCCTTCATAGCGGTCAGACTTCCAACAACCTTCATGATTAGGATGACCTCTGTCAGTTGCATAAGCAGCGTATTCATAACCTTGTAAACCTTGTTTTGTAAAAATACATTCTTTTGTGGTTAATACTATTTCACCTGCTTCTGTAGCCATACTCATTTCTTTTGGAAGCTCTTTAGCTTCTGCGTAATCATACAGAAACACCCACAGCAATAATAAAGTAATTGCCATGAGTAATTGTTTCATTTTATTTTCCAATAAAATTGCTAGTGATAAATGTAAGGATTCCACCTATGGCAGAAGCGATACACATTCCAGCCCAGAAGCCTCCACGAGATTTATTTGCAAGCTCTAAAAGCGACTTAATGTCTGTTTCCATAGAGTCTACCTTGTCTTGCAAAGCTGACACTTGGGCTGTCAGTTTTCCGTATTCAAATGGGTCTATATCACTCATTGTTGTCCTTATTCTTGGTTGTTTAGTAAGCCTTGATATGGCACAAAAGGTGCTGTTCTAGGAGTGTATTGTGGAGTAGCAAGCATTTTTTGAGCCTGTGGTGTCATTAACCCATATCTTGATGCAATTCTTGCAGGAGCTAAAAGAGATAATGCAGGGAAGCCAGTCATCAAATCACCTAAAGCTCCTGCACCAGCACCATACAAATCTAATGCTGAAAATGGTGGTGGAGCCTCTGCAACTACCTTCATTGTCTTAGGAAATGCTTTGGCATATTTACCCACTAAAGCTAATTCATCAGTAATAGGAACATTTTGGTCTAATTGTTTAGCTATCTTTTTAGCGTCTACAGTACCTGTTTGTGGATTTAATGCTTTTTCTACTGTAAATGTTTTGGCAATATATCTTCTTGCATCTCTAAATTGAGTGATAAGTTCAGGTTGACCTAACTTAACAACATGGCTCTCAATTGCTTTTTCTAGCTTATTTGCTTCAGCTAAATATCTATTACCACGCACTACTTCTTTAGGATTAGGTTTCATAATATTAGTGCCTGACCTTAAGTAAGCACTACCATCACTACGCAACTCTTTTAACCTTTGAATAGCTGTTGCAGCATCTATACTATAAGTATCAGATACATCTTGCATAAGAGCATTTTTACCACCTGTTACTTTATTAACACCTGTTACAATACTAGAAAATGGATTATTATTACCTAAATTAATAGTACCTGTTCCAGCAACTGCTTCATAAGCAGGATATACAGATGTTCTAGCATTTTCTAAAACTTCGGCTGTTAATGGTGTATCTTCAGGTAAGTCTAAATATTTTTTAGTTAAGCTATTTGTAACTTGTTGATTTTTAGCACTAGCTAATTCTTCTGTTTTAAATTTACCAGAAACACCTTCTAGGAAACGACCTATTTTACTTCCGCCTACATCACTAGGTAATGCTACATAACCAGCATCTTTACCTAGCCTTAATGTTTCATCTCTATTAGCATTTTGTAATTGTTGAGTAGATAGTCCAATAGCTTTAGGTCTTACAAGTCCTGCACCTACTAAACTACCACCTAACCCAGCTACAGTTTGTGCAATTTGACCGCCACCTAATTCTTGTACTCCTGACTGTCCTAATCCGCCAACTGTAGATGCTGCTGCTTGTGTAGGTGCATTTGCAGTAAATGCTTGTTGAATAGTTTGACCTAGTTGTGATGTAGGTCTTGCTAATGTGCCAAGTCCTGCTGCGCCTAATGTGCTTGCTAATGCTCTTGATGGACCTGCTACCATTCTTTCTAAACCTGTTGATGGCATAGGTAAGTTTTTAGCGTAAGTTTCTGTAAGTGGTTTTGCTTGTAAACTTTCAGGTAATATAAGGTTTAAAGCACCACGAACAGGCGAAGCTAATACATCAGTAGCTTCCGTTAGATAACGACCAGTTAATCCTGCTTGTCTTTGCAATCTATCAGTAATAGGTGGTAACGTAGCTTTAGGACTTGGCTTATCCCATGTAATATCTTGTAGATTAATTGCAGGTGATTCATCCCAAGTAATGTCATTTGGATTAATTGCCATAACCTAGACTCCCATCAGAATATTCAATAACTACTTTACCTGATTTATCTTTACCTGTTCTTACAACTGTTTTTGCTTTTGCTGGTTGAGATGTATCTAATGGCTCAACAATAGGTTCAATAAATAATTCACTAGGGTCAAGTTTATATTTGTTAGCAATATTAGTGTATTGTTTTTTAGCTGAATCATATTGTTTTTTCTGAGCATAAGTTCTGCTTTCAATTTGACGTAACAAATCTTGTTTAACTTCTGGTGTAAGTTTTCCACCAACAGCAGTTGATTTGTAATATCCTTTAAGTTTTTCTCCTAAAGAACCTGTGCCAGCAGCAAGTTCTAATTCACCTTCACGAACTACAGAGTTTGGGTCTAATGCTTTACCTAATGCGTAAATCAAATTAAGGTCACTAGCTCCTGATGTATCTTTAGTTGCTTCTCTAGCGGATACTAAAATAGGTTGTGTAATGTTCCATGACTTTACTTCAGGTAAATTTTGGAATGTATTGCGTAATTCATTTGTTTGTTTAAATGTATCTATTTCTTTAGGTTCTTTTGGAGATTGATACAACGGTTTCATTGTTTCTGCATCTAAAACAGCACCATTTACAGTAATAGTTTTTCTTTCTTTTGGAGCTTCAAATATTTTTTCACCTGTATTTGCATCTACTAATACACCACCAACAACTGCTGTTTTTCTTTCTTTTTCTTTAGCAGCACCTTGATAAACAACATTACCTGTTTTATCTATTAAAGCACCGTCTACGTTATACAATTTATCATCTCTAGCTGATAATATTTGATTTCTATAAGCTGTATTTAATGCTCTATCTACTACGTCTTGAGATGTATTAAAACCTGCTAAACCTGCTTTACCTAAATAAGGTATTGCACTTCCTGTATTTAAGTTTTTAGGTGTAGCTGCGTATGTTAAACCTGCACTAATAAGACCAGATAATAATGCCCTTTTGTTAATAGCATCTCTTTCAGGGTCAGCAATAAGACCTGTATTTTTAGGAACACCAAAACCGTAGTCGCTAAAGTCCCCTAATAACCCACCTAATCCACCGTTTGTGTCAAAAAGTGCCATATTATTATCCTCTGTATCTTTGTTGAGCCATCTGTTGTAATCTTATTTTTTCTTCTTCTGTTAAAGGCATCTGAGAAAATAAGTTAGGTAAACCAACTTCATTGCCTTCTTGTCTGCCTACATTGGGTGCTACATTATATAAAGGACTAGACACCATATCAGGGTTGCCTCTTGTAATAGGCATGACTTGTGGTTGTATCATTTGTTGTGGTTGGTTTAACATACCAATACCTTGCAATCCTAAATTTAATTTATCACGCCCAGTTAAACTTGATAAAGGATTGCCAAAAGCATCATCTATTCTGCCAAAAAATGATGGGTTATAACCACCGCCTGTAGCTTCTGCTGACTTACCTAATACAGGAGTAAAGTCAGGTGCAGATGCAACAGCTCTTGATGTATTTGGCATAAAAGGAGTATTTTCAACAAAATTGGATACATTGCTACCTGTAGCGTTACCTACTAAATTTTGTGGAATAAAGTTTTGACTAGCTGTTTGTGCTGCTGTTTCAATGACTGGAGCTACATTAGCTGTTACGTTTGGAATAACTTGACCACCAATGCCTGAAGCAAAACCACCTGTACCCATACTTACTGGAGTAGTAGCAACACCTTGTAATCCAGAAAATAATCCACCTAATCCACCAGCAGCACCACTACCTAAACCACCAGCAGTAGAAAGATTAGCTCCACCAATTAAACCTGCACCTGCACCAGTACCAGCAGTTCCAGCAGCAGCACCACCACCAAATAGACCAGCTCCAGCACCACCTGCACCTACAGCAGCACCTAGTAATGCAGTTTTAAATGGGTTTTTACCTGTTGCAGCACCACCTACAGCACCTACACCTGCACCTATCATTGCAGGAACTAATAGTTGTCCCATGTTAGACCTTTCCAGCTAAGTAACATAATGGTTCTATAATGGCTCTATAGATACGACCTAAAGTATCTCTACGTTTACCACGCATTTCTTTCCATAAGTCTGCTGTTCTGTGCCTAGCGATATGCTCTGCAATTTTGCGTACAATTTTGCGAGTCCATGTTTGTTTTGCATTAAACGCAAAGTTTACTATTGGAAGGCATAGTCTATGATAACCCTTCTCAATTTGTTTAGCGTTAGGCATTGTAGCTGAATGTTGTAACCAGATAGCTTGTCTAAAGCTACCAAAGCCATAAGCCTGATTCATAGCGGTACATACAATCTTGCCACCACCTGATTGAGTAGTAGTAGATACATTACCCATAGGAGCACCATAGGCAGCACCCAAGTAAGAACTGAGTTTTTGATATGGTTTATTTTGCTCAAAGTTAAAGCGGTCAAGGTCAGCTTGTAATGCAGTTTTAGCATAATCTTCAGTAGTTTTACCTACGTTAGCTAATTGTGAAATATCGCCATAGTCAGCTTGTGCTAATGTTGGTGCGTTCATCACAGCTTGATTTTGCATACCACGTTCACCTGCATAATTAGCATAAGCAAGGTCACCGTATTTATTTGCTAAAGTTGTTGCTAATGTATTAGCTGCTCTATTTTGAATATCAGCAGATACACCTGAGCCATAACGACCAGCTCTTGATGCACCAGATTGTGCAGCCATAATAGCGTCATTGTATGCTTGTGTAGCTTGTTGAGTAGGACCAGCAAGAGCTTGTGTAAAGTATGGATTACCAGCACTTAGATAGTCGCCTTGAATAGAACTTAATTGTTGTTGTTGTGCAGCAGGAAGTAATGGGCTACCAGCTAATGCTCTTTGCCCAGCTAAACCTAATGCTTGAGTAGTTTGTTCAGATGGACTTACATAAGTTTGACCAGCATAGTAATTAGGTGTATCTGTTTGGTAAAGACCTTTAGCTTCTTGTAAACCGTACTCTACAAATGGTCTTACAGTAGGGTCTAATTCATTAGTAGTTTTAGATGTTTGACCACCGCCACCCGAACCTCCACCATAAAATGTAAATGACTCAACTAATCCTGTGAGCCAGTTTGATATATTTAATAATTTCATATTGCTTTCCTTAAAGTATAAATTCCCATGTTTGAGGTTTAAATCCTAATGCCCTAGCTTTACGTTCCCAACCTTTACGTTGAGATGAAAAGGTAACCCTAGACTTACCGCCTTGTTTTGCTATTGCTTGTATTTCTTGCCATGCTTGATAGAATAATGTTTCATCATTAAGTGTAGACCATGTAGCCCAGATATGAAGTGTGTCACCTATAGGTTGAAGTACTACAAAACCTACTGCTTTGTTATCCACTAGACCTACAAACAACATAGACCTATTTTCGTAACAATCACAATAGACATCTTCTATTATCCATTGTGTATGACCACGTTGCCTTACTAATTCAAGACCATGTTTAACATAGTCCCAATGTTCTCGTAACTGGTCTTTAGGTATATAGTGTAAAATCATCCTACTATTATATAACGATAATTCCTTGCGGCTGCATGATTCCCATAATGAACTGTGCAAGAGCCTTGTGTGAAGCTGTCAAAGTAAATGCTTGCTAATTCAGCAGCAGAGTTACTGTCTAGTGGCATAATGACAATGACTGAATTAACACCTATACGTTCATCAGTTAGCGTAGAACTTGTAGTGAATGTAGTCGTAGAGAATGAGCCTGTATTATTAGACTTGCCTTCCACTAGGTTGTTTACTATTTCTGCTACCTGTCTTGGGTCACCACCTGTCCAAGCAAGTTTACGGTACATATCACTACGAGCCATTATCTGTTACCTTGTGTAGAGTAATCCAAGTCTAATCCAATCGCTGAGAACCAGTTAGCACCTGTAGGGGTAAGACTGACTCTATGATAACGACCCGCACTTCTGACAGGGCATCTATCTTCTGAACTTGC